TGAATAAGGACATTGTGTCTGAAGGGCGGTGAAACCCATATGAATGTTGCTCTATATGTCCTAAAAAATATTCATGAGGTTGACTTAGTACGATTGGTATATTATGTTCTTTAAGAATCTTTTGTGTAGCATCAGGTAACCAACGTACCCAACTGGTACTTAAATGGTCTTTTATAAAAGGAATCGTTACAAGATAAACTGTAGGAGTATCGTCTGCTTTATTAAAGTTCTTTACAGAAACAAAATTAAACTGCTCTTTGTTTTTCTGCATTAGTCTCCAAACATGTAGATTGCCTTTTTGCCATACTATGTCTGGTTGTGTTTGCCAACCTCTTAACTTGTCTATTATTTTAGTGTTGATACATTTATAAGATGTATCAGTTGCTTCTTCTACTAAAATATTAAGTTTTGTACCCATGTCTATATTTATTATATGTTTAAAACAATGTTATACCATACTGATAAATAGTAGTATAACAAATTAGGGAGTTATACAATGGCAGAAGACACAGTTAAAAAAGAATTTCATCCTGCTGATACAAACGGTGATGGAAAAGTAAGTAAAGCCGAAGAGGCAATGTACTTAGAATTTAAACGTAAAGAATTAGAAGATATGGATGCTATGCGTGATGCTCAAAGAAGTATGGCATGGTTTGCACTAAGTGGTATGTTACTATATCCATTTGCTGTAGTTATTGCAGTATTGGCTGGATTAAACCAAGCAAGTGAGATATTAGGCGATATGGCGGCTACATACTTTGTAGCAGTTGCTGGTATTGTTGCCGCATTCTTTGGTGCTCAGGCATTTAGTAAAGGTAAGTAAAAGTAATGTTTATTAAACACTTTGTAAGGATATTAGTAAGGGAAGAACTTCCTGATGAGGACGTTATCGTCTTCTTTGATATTGTACAAAGTGTTGTTCCAACAAAAGTGCTAACAGCATACGACGAAGAAAAAGTCAGAGTAGGCGTAGAGGTTATGGCTTACACCAGCGAAGATAATGATGGCGAGATGTGGATATACGAAATCGTACTTGAATCTCAAATTGATGAAGATGAGGGAGATGAAATATCACAAGAGTTATCCTTGGAATTTCCTGAAATGGACTTTACCTTTGAAGCAAGTTTAGAAGTTTAATGCTAGTAGAGGTTCATTTTACTGGCGACCAGTTCATAGCCTATGACGAATCAGGCAATCAGATAACCGATTCCAGAATATTAAATGAAGTATCTATGGAACAATTTATAGGCACTAAAGGTGTTTATGTTGTTAATGTAGATATACCTAATGGCTTTGTTCCTAAGCCACAATTAAATATAAAAGTAAATACATTCATAAAAGATTGACATAGCCTATATTTCTGTTATAATATATTTTTCATTAATAAATACAGTTACAGACATATACAGGGTATAAAAATATGGCATTTAATAAAACATTTAACCAAGAAGAAATAGCAAGATTAAAAAAACTTATCAATGAAGGCGATCAAGTACTTCATGAAGTAGACGCTCTTAACACAGGATTAAGAGAAACTGTAAAAGCAATCGCAGAAGAAATGGACCTTAAACCAGCAGTATTAATGAAAGCAGTTAAGGTTGCTCACAAGGCTTCATTTACAGATGAATTCGACAAGTTTGACGAACTAGAAACAATTTTAGAGTCAGTCGGAAAAACACTTTAATACATTGACAAACTACATGTTATGCTGTATAATAGCATAATGAGGACAGTATATCTATGAGTTATGTAGACGCATTTTACGAGCAGGGCAAAGACATTGTCACAGTAGTAGAACGTGTGGATGGTCAACGTGTAATTAAAGAACTAAAACCAGAGCATAATTTTTATTACGGTGACCCACAAGGTAAACATAAAAGCATATTTGGACATCCAGTTACAGAAGTAAAATGTCAAAACATTAAAGACTTTAAAAAGAATGTAGGCATTAACAAGCATAATGGAATGTTTGAAAGTGACATTCGTCCTATCAACAAGACTCTCGCAAAGCATTACTTAAATACTGACACACCTAAACTGCAAACCGCATTTTTCGATATTGAGGTAGACTTCGATCCTGCAAGAGGATTTAGTAGTCCAGATGATCCTTTTACGCCAATAACTGCAATAGGTGTATATTTACAATGGATGGATGCTATGATATGTTTAGCAGTACCTCCTAAAACATTAACTTGGGAACAGGCATTAGAAGTAGCAAAACCATTACCTGAAGTAATGTTATTTAAAACTGAAAAAGAAATGCTTGATGCATTTTTAGATGTTATAGAAGATGCAGATGTATTAAGTGGCTGGAACTCAGAAGGATATGATATTCCTTACACTATTAATAGGATTATTAAAACATTAGGTAAAGCAGAAACAAGACGTATGTGTTTGCTTAAAAAACTTCCTAAAGAAAGACAGTATGAAAAGTTTGGTAAGATTACTAGCAGTTATGACTTAGTTGGTAGAATACATCTAGACTATTTAGAACTATACAGAAAATATAATTATGAGGAAAGGCATAGTTATAGATTAGATTATATTGGTGAGATGGAAGTAGGTGAGAAAAAGGTTGCCTATGAGGGAAGTTTAGATAGATTATACAATCATGACTTCCTAAAGTTTTTAGAATATAACATTCAGGATGTTATGTTGCTAGACAAAATGGACAAGAAGTTACAGTTTATTGACTTAGCAAATATTATCGCACACGAAAATACTGTATTAATTCCAACTACTATGGGTGCAGTAGCAACTACAGAGTCTGCTATTATTAATGAGGCACATAGACGTAATATGGTAGTGCCTGATAGAAACAAGGCGGCGGAAAAAGATACTGCGGCTGGTGCCTTTGTGGCAACTCCTAAGAAAGGCTTTCATGAATGGATAGGTAGTATGGACTTAAACTCCCTATACCCTAGTGTTATCCGTGCTTTAAACATGGGAGGAGAAACTATTGTTGGGCAACTTAGAGATGATTATACAATAGAAGAGATTACAAATGCACAAAAACTAGAAAAGAAAAGTTTTGCAGATGCTTGGCATGGTAAATTTGCTACTAATGAATTTGAGTTTGTTAAAAATAAAGATGTAGATCACAAGATGTTTTTGGATATGGAAGATGGGTCAACACATGAAGTTACAGGTGCAGATGTTTATAACTTAATTTATAATGGCGGACAACCTTGGTGTATAAGTGCAAATGGTACTATTTTTAAAACAGACTTTCAAGGTATTGTTCCCGGTCTATTAGAACGTTGGTATAAAGAAAGACAAGAAATGCAGGCAAAAAAGAAAGCCGCAACTAATCCAGAAGAACAAGCATTTTGGGATAAGAGACAGTTGGTTAAAAAAATTCAGTTGAACAGTTTATATGGTGCTTTACTTAATCCTGGTTGTAGATTTTATGATAAACGTATAGGACAAAGTACAACATTAACTGGTAGAAGTATTACACAACATATGGCGGCGGAAACAAATCGTATGCTAACAGGCTTATATGATTATGAAGGCGACTGTATTGTATATGGTGATACTGACTCTGTATACTTTACAGCCGTACCTGCTCTTCCTGAAGGAGAAGTACTTAATATGGATAGTGCAATTAAATTGTATGATCATATATCTGATACTGTTAGTGACACTTTCCCTCAAATGTTAAAAGACACATTTAATATTCCTCTTGATAAAGGTGCTGTTATGATTGCTGGTAGAGAGGTTGTAGGTAAAGCAGGACTCTTCCTTACTAAGAAAAGATATGCAATCTTGTGTTTAGATATTGAAGGATATCAACCAGAAGGCGGCAAACTAAAAGCAATGGGTTTAGAAATTAAACGTTCTGATACACCTGAGTTTATACAGGACTTTTTAGAGGATGTTTTGGTTGATTGTTTAAATGGTGCAAGTGAAAGTGAAGTGTTAGATAAAATTATAGCATTTAAAGAATATTTTAAAAACTTGCCTGCTTGGGAAAAAGGAACACCCAAACGTGCCAACAACGTCACAATGTATACAAGTAAAATGGTACAACAATCTAGAGTATCTAGTAATATGAGATTACATAAACTTGATTTGCTAGAGCAAGAAGGTAAAAGTACAATGATTCCTGGACATGTAAGAGCAAGTATTAATTGGAATACGTTAAGAGAAGCCAATAGTGATGCATATAGTTTACCTATTACAGATGGTGCAAAAGTTATTGTATGTAAATTAAAAACAAATCCAATGGGATATACAAGTATTG